TGGTAATCTGCAAATTCAATGTGCCGCCAGTGGTCGCATTGGTTTGGAACATTGCGGAAAGTTGGTACTGGTGATTGACCGCCGTGGTTAAAGAACCAGTGACGGGCAATGCGCCTGCGACCACAGTAGATTTCACAATGGCTGCGGTCTGCGGTGCGCCTACAGTGCCCACGCCGCCTACAGGTGAACCTGTGTACCACGCTTCATTGTTTACTGGCGCTTGCGTAAACGTCAGCGTAAAAATCACTGTGCCCGCAGTAGTTTTGGTAAAAAACAAGTTGGCTTCCAACTCATAGAACACGTTGGGGTCAAGGTTAACGCCGGATGTCGTTCCAAAATAGTTGGCAATCGTTGGGCCAGCCGCCGTGCCATCCGCAGTCAATCGAAAATAATGTACAGACGGAATAAATCCGCGCCCGCCTGTCACGTCATCTGTTGTGTAAAACGCATTGCCGTCATATTCAAACGCCCCGGCTACAGGAGTTGTCAGCAATGTGCCTGCTTGCATAGTCAACGGCGCTTGGCTTGCACTGTTGGGCTGCAATACAAAAGCATCCGACATGGTGGTCACGTTGGATGCAATAGAAAACGCGCCATCGTAATAGGCAAAATTGGCATCAAGGTTTGCCAGCGGAATAGCTGCGGATGCGGATGCGAAAGTATTTGGAACTGCCATGTGAACTCCTATCGTGACATTGGAATGGAACGCTGGGCATTTTGATTAGCCGCCCAAATTGCTTGCTTGTTTTTTGCCAAAAACTGTATGCCGCTTTGCGTGTCAATGGCGCTCATACTGGCAATGTACGGGCCATTGTAGTTGACGGTTTGACCGCCACCTAAACCATTTAGCTTATCGTTGGGAATGACTGTGCCTGCGCCATTGGGCATAAAGATTTCTGGCCCTTTTTCTCCGACTAAAGTGGGGCCGTCAATAGGCCCACCAGTTGCGGCTGTAGCACCCATCCAACCTGTACTTGTGCCGCTACCCGCACTACCAGGAGTAACACCAAATTTAAACAAGCTGCCAAGGCTACTAAATATTCCACCTGAACCGTTGCTAGGTGAAACACTGTCTACAAGAGCAAGCATTTGCTTTTTAAGAGAAAGTTTTATTAAGTCTTTAATAATTGATTCCGTTAATTTGCCAAACGATGTTTCACCTTTATCTACAAATTCATCAATGGCACTAGACATATCTTTCCAAACCACATTGTTGTAATCTTGTAAGTCTTTAAGATGGCTTTGCATTTTGACAAGTTCTTCAGAACCTTGACGTTTTTCCATAGCTCGTTGTTGTGCATTCAATACTTCTTGTTCAGTCATCCATGATTTTTCACGAATATCTTTAAGGTCTTTTTCGTAATCAAATTCTATTTGAGCCATTTTGATTCGTTCATCGCTTGCGCCAATCAATTTCATTTGCATAGCAACTTTGTCTTTTTCCAAATCATTGGTTTCTTTGGCTTTGTCGTAGTATTCATCTTGTTGACGGCGCATGGTTAATTGGTCTTTCATCCATTCATCACGACCTTTGGCTTCATCATCAGCCAATCGTTGAGCTAATGCATCAAATTCTTTAATGGTTTTTTCTTGATTTTCTAGAAACTTTTTAACATCTTCTTCTATACCCTTTTGTTCAGCTTCTGCAATGCGGCGTGCAAATTCATCAAAAGTGTCAATAGCTTTTTGCTGCATAGCAAGCATTTGTTTGACTTCTTCATCTGTGGCGGCACGTTCTGCTTCACCAATACGTTTGGCATATTCATCAGACCATTTAATGGTTGCATCTGATTTTTTCTTTAGCAAATCACGATATTGAGTTTCTTCTTTTTGATTTTCTAAAGTAATTGCTGCATCTTTTTGCATTTTTCGCAGCAATTGATAACGATTATCTTTATCACGAATATCTACAAGATAATCATCATTGATTTTTTCTCTTGCTTTTTGGGCTTCTACAGCAATGCGTTTTTCATCTTCTAAGCCACGCAACAAAACTTCATATTTGGCTTCACGTTCAATGTCGGCAATTTGTTTGCTAATTTCACGCGCTTTATCAATACCTAAATCTTTAGCATAACTAGAAATTGCTTCTTTTTGCCCGCCCATTTTTGCCACATCTTTTTGACTAGCAACAATACTAGCAATCAATTTGGCTTTTAAGCTTTCAAGACGGGCAAGTTCATCGTAATAGGCTTTAACATTTTCATCTTTGTCGCCAAGCAATGGACGGGGTTTTGGTGCGCCTTTGGCAACTACTGCATTAATTTGCTCTTGAATGTTGCGAATTTGCTGTGGGATGTCATCCGGTTTTCCCACATCTTTAACCGCCGCCCAAAATGCGGAAAACATTTTGGCAGATGCATTTAAGGCTTGGTCAAGATACCCAAGTTCAATAGTGGATTTCTTAAAACTGTCATTGAGTAAATCGGCTTCAAGGCGAATGGCCTCTTGTGTTTTGCCTTGTTTTGCAAGTAATTCAATTTGCTTGTATTGAGCAAGCGTCAAAAAGTTGTATTGGTCATTAAGTCGTTTTGCACCCGAGGCTGTGCCATCAAGCGCAGGAATCAATTTGGTGGCAGCTTCTTTGGCGCTAAGTTCCGTCAATTCAGAATACTTGGCAATGACTTGACTGACTGAATTGAAAGTGTCTTTAGTAAATTGCCCCGAAGACAACATGGCAGACATAATGTCTTTTGCACCGCCAATGGTGACTTTGGTCGTGGCCTCCAAAGCCTCTGCCATCTTGTAATATTCGCCAGTGCTAACCTGGGAATAGTTGCCAGTAAGCGCAATGGACTTTTGAAGTTCATCAAATTCTTTGCGACCCAAATATGCTGCAACACCAATAGTTCCCAGCGCAATTGCGGCAGCAATAGCAGCGCCAGTAACCGTAAAAATAATACCCGCAAGCATTTCAAACATGGGCACAAGACCACCCATTTGGTCTTTTAATTGACCACCTTGTTGCAACGCAGCAATCATAATGTTTTGACCGGATGCGACCTGAGTCACAAAGTCAGTGGTCTGATACATCAAACCTTGCTTTTGCCATTCCGTCATGCCGCCGCTGGCTTTTTTGGCAGATGCCGCCACAGCATCGTAAGCTGCTGCTTGTTTAAGCAGCGCGTCTTTCATGTCGGAAGTAGCGTTTTGATAGCGCCCAGCCGCAATTTCGCGCTCAATCAACTGCACCTTGGTTAAGGTTTTGCCGTAATCTTCTGTGGCGTATTTGAGTTGAACAATTTCTGCCGCAGCAGCATTCATGTCCTTTTTGATTGCCGCACCTAATTTGCGGTTTTCACCAATGGCTTTGTCAATTGCGGCAGTAAATTCGGCTGTGTCCAATCCAAGGACAACACCCATCCGTGCAATGTTGTTTGATGCCATTATTTTTTCCTTCTGCGCGACAATTTAAGCGCATACGCAGGGATTATAAAACTCAGTTGCTCTTTGAGGATGCTGGCAACAGTGCCAATATTTCTATCCAAAGCAGGCCGCAAAAATGGATACGCCGACATTTTTCGAGTGCCAAATTCATTGGCAAGTGAGACGGCACTTTTCTTGACAGACACTATTGCAATCGCAGCATCAGTTTCATTGACATAATGAGATTGCTTGTCTTTAGCGTTAGGCACACGAAAGTCAATGCGAAGCGTGTCTCGCATATGGATGACAGAAGTCGTTTTACTGTTGTAGTGCGCCATTGCCTTGGCAGTTTCCAAAACAGGCTCCATTGCCACGCCAGCAGCCTTTGCAAGCGTATTTTGCGCCACAAGGTCAGCGCGAAAACCTTTCCCCATCTCAATCAGTTGAGCCTCAAATTCAGCAAAACCCTCAAGTTCAATTGTCCGATTGTTCGGGGTGTACGCCATGTCATTCTTTCAAGAACTTCTCCGACTCAGGCCGCGACAACATGAAAGTCAACAATTGATTGTTGACCACCTCTGCTTTGTGTTCATTTTTCACAGGTGGAACGATGTAATCATGCAAAGAAGGCAACACATCTTTCATAGTGAACGGTTTTGCAGTAGCTTTGATTTTAGAGTTCAAATTTCCCGTGGTCAATGAACTCAAAGCCAAAGCAATTGCTTTGTTCCCAATAAATCCGTCACTCAGCATGATTTCAATGTTTCTGAAATCCTCCGAGTTAATTTGGTCAGGACACCCTCCATGCGCCAAGACATATGCCCTAGCTTGAAGGTGGATGTCCTCAATCAGTTTTTTCTTGCTTCCTTGTACCCAGGTTGAATCGACTCAGAAATTTTGTCAACCAGTTCCAGTTGAACTTGCATAGGAAATTCGGCTTCAATATCGTCATAGGTTAAATCCTCCAGTGTGCCCTCTACAGGAACAAGCAATTTGACGTACTCAACAATCCGATTTTCCACAATGCTAATGGTCTTAACCAAGTCACGCATGGAACGTCCGTCAACAACAATGTCGTTTTCCGAAAAGACTGCGCCGTCAACACCATCTACAAATTTTGCGGTGAGTTTGGCATAGCGTTCTTGACTCTTGACCTCATCCACTTTGGTCATGCGCTCTTGCATGGCATCCAAGTCTTTGGACAGTGGAACATGAACTTTGAAGGTATGCCCACCAAGTTCAAACGATTTGATGCGAAGGGATTCTAGATTGCCAAATGCGCCAGCGAGTTTCATGTCTTATCCTTTAATTATCTTGCTATAAATTTCCTGATTGAGTGCCAGCGCATATGCCACCACTTCAGCAGGACTCATATGATGAGCATGGGCCTTGGCAATGTCATGCGCCAAGGTTAATGCCGTCATTCTTTGTTGAGTGAACCCAAACCAATCCTTGCGTGTTTCGGCTTGGGCCACCAAAAAATTCAGTAAATCACCCGTGTTCTGTATTTGTGTTGTCATCTTGTATTGGATTGTATTTTGCTAACAAGCGAAGTGCCACTGCGTCCGCAGAGTCTTTATCCGCACCTTCTAGGGCGGCGTGAACCTCCTGCGCGTCCACCGACAAAAACCGCGCCATTAGGTCGATGTCTTTGTCAGTAGATACCAGCATATCCACAGCTTCTTCAAGCGTGGTCATTAGGTGTTGCTCCAGCCATATTGATTGCCACGGGGGTGGATGGTGAAGGTACATTTTGCTTCTGCGCCGGGTTGTGCATCAATTTGGAATTGGCTGCAACGTCCGTTGAACGCATACGCAATGGTGGTTGCACCACTTGCCGCAGCAATCACATAGGTGCGGTCAATGATGCCACTGTACGCATCACCACGAATCAACAGCAAGCCAGCGTCAGACGGGTTCCATGCTGCCGAAATGGTCAAGCTAGTGGGAGCCGATTGCACGGGAATTTTGTCCGATTGACGCGAACCCGCAACTGCAAACGATGCCACGCCGTCATCTTGACCAAATGCGGGGATAGCCTCCACATTCAAAGCCACGCCTGCTGCGCCAGTGCCGTTTGCGACAGTGCCGACAATGGTCGCGACTTGCGCTGTCCACACGGCAAGGTTGGCGGTGCTAAAGGCGGTGGGAGATGCGCCCGATTGCATCCACATTGAGGCACTAAAGCCAGGAAGAATTACTGCTGGTGCTGCCATGATTGACTCCTAATTAAGCGTTGTTAACCCAGCCGTAGAGGTTTCCACGGGGATGAATGGTAAAAGTGGCTTTGGATTCAGCACCGGGCTGAGAATCAATTTGCCATTGTGATGCGCGACCAATAAAGCTGTAGTAGATGATGTTTGTTCCATCACTTGCAGCAATCACATAAGTGCGGTCTACGATGCCGCTATATGCGTCACCACGAATCAGCAACAACACGGAATCAGAAGGATTCCATGCAGCAGAAATTGTCATGCTAGTCGGCGCGGACTGAGAAGGAATCTTGTCGGATTGACGCGACCCTGCCACTGTAAAAGAAGCAACTCCGTCATCTTGACCAAATGCAGGAATGGCCTCAATGTTCATCAAATTGCCGCTAACAGCAATT